CACGCCGCCACGCCAGCCTGGCGCCACGACTCCGAAGGTGCAGCATTGAGCGATGCAGCCGCCATGGAGCGCCCGCTGTCCCTGGATCAGATCCTGGGTCCGCAGTGGCGCAGCCTTGAGTGGCGCCTGTGCAACCTGTACTGGATTGTCAACAAGGCCGGCAAGGCTGTTCGGTTCGAGCCCAACGACGAGCAACTGGACCTGATCCGCAACCTGCACACGCGCAACCTTGTGCTGAAGGCGCGGCAAAAGGGCTTCTCGACGCTGATCCAGCTGATCCAGCTGGACCAGAGCATGTTCAACGCCAACCACGTTGGCGCCACCATCGCCGAGACGCTGCCCAACGCCGGCAAACTGTTCAAGAAGATCGAGTTCGCCCACGGCCGGCTGCCGGGCGATCTGCGCGACGCGCTGCCCATCAAGGCCCTGGCCAGCAAGAGCGCGTTGGAGTTCGAGCACGGATCGAGCATCTACGTGGGCGTGAGCGCCCGCGGCGACACCCTGCAGCTGCTGCACGTCAGTGAGTTCGGCGCCATCTGCCGCAAGTACCCGGAGCGCGCCGCGGAAATCGTCAGCGGCGCCTTCGAGGCCGTGCCCAGCGACGGCTGCATCGTGGTGGAGAGCACCGCCGAGGGCGCGGCCGGCCCGTTCTACGACATGGTGAGCCTGGCCCTGAAGCGCCAAGCCGAGGGCGCCCCCGAGACGCCGCTGGACTGGCGACTGCACTTTTACCCGTGGTTCAACTCGGCCGAGTACCGGCTGGACCCGGCCATGGTCATCGTCAGCGACAAGGACCACGCCTATTTCAACGGCCTGCAGGCCAAGCTGGGCGTGACCATCGACCCGGCCCAGCGCGCTTGGTACGTGAAGAAGCGCGAGACGCAGAAGCGCATGATGAAGCGCGAGTACCCGAGCACGCCCGAGGAAGCCTTCGAGCAGGCCGTAGAGGGTGCTGTGTTCGGCGAGGAAATGACCCAGGTGCGCGAGGCTGGCCGCATCACGGTGGTGCCGCTGGACGTGAACTATCCCGTCCACACGTTTTGGGACTTCGGCCTGGGCCGGCGCAACCCCATCTGGCTGGCGCAGCGCATCGGCCTGCAGACCCGCTGGGTGAAGTATTTCGATGACTTCGGCAAGGGCCTGGGCTGGTGGTGGCGCCACCTCGAACAGTGGCGCATGGAGCACGGGGAGTTCCAGTGGGGCACGCATCACCTGCCGCACGACGCCGACACGCAGATCCTGGGCGATGACGTGACCACCAAGCGGGCGATCCTTGAGGCCGCCGGCATGCGCAACGCCTACGTGGTGCCCCGTGTCACCGAAAAGAGCATCGGCATCGACGCGATGCGCGCCGCACTGCCCACCGACAACTGGTTTGACCGCGTGGCGTGCGCCGAGGGCATCAAGTGCCTGGATGGATACCAGTTCGAGTGGAACGAGAAGCTGGGCAGCTGGAGCCGGGTGCCACTGCCGAATTGGGCCAGCCACGGCGCGGACGCCTGGATGCAGTACGCCCAGGACTTTCAACCGGGCGCCGACGTGGCCGCCATCAAGCGATTCAAGACGAGGAAGAAATCATGGCGTTGAAGTTCATCCAGCACCTGTCACCCGGGGAGCACCTGCCGCTGGGCTATGGCATCGCCTGGCGCACGGAATGGGCCTACGGGCAGATCGTCTGCATGCCGGTCCCGTTCAACGTGCTGGCCCGCGTGCTGCGCGATGCGTGGTGCTACGTGGCCACCATCCACCGCGATATCCCGGTGAACCCGCGGGCCTCCTACCTGCAGGGCAGGGCCGATGGGCGCATGGAGACGTTCGACAACATGGCCAGCATGGGCGTGGAGCTTGGCCGCCGGGAGGACGCATCGTGAAGCTGTCACCCGTACTGAGCCCCCAGGGCCTGCCGGTGTTTTCCGCCGGTGGGGAGCACGCCTGGCGCACGTTTGAGCACCGCGGATTCGTGGTCAGTCTCGAATGGGTGGGCAACCACCGTGGAACCCGCAAGTGCATGGTGATCTGGCCCGTGTCCAACATCCTGACCGCCAAGGGGACGGGCGATGGGATGTGGGTCATCAGCGAGCGAGCCATCACGCAGTTCGTGGGATTCACCCGCGACGACAAGTGCACGGGCAGCGCCAGCGAGCACTGCCAGCGCGAGGCCCAGGCCGCCCTGCCGCTGCTGGGCAAGGACCGCAACGATCGGCACGCCCTGGTGGCACTGATCGACGTGGTGGTGAAGTTCGCCCCCGATCTGGTGGCCATGCCGCCAGCCCCTTTGCGTGTGCGCAAGAAACTGCGCGGAGAGGCCATGTGGGAAGTGGTGGCCAGCAACAAGAGCACCGGCAAGACCATGAGCGAGGCAGAGGTCTGACATGGGGGCCGTAGCCGACAAGATCAACCGCCCGCGAGCCAAGCCGCGCAAGGTGGCCATGGCTGCCCGCGAGATGGGCAACTACACCGAGGAGGCCAACGTGCTGTCGGTGGACGGCAAGCCCACAGGCAGCCTTCGCAGCACCGACCCGCGCGAGGTGCTGAGCAAGCAGGAGCGCCACGAACAGCGCAAATCGTGGTTCCTGGCCGAAGCCGCCAAGCAGGCGCCAAACCGCGCCATGATGGCCAAGTGTGAAGCGTTCTACGACAGCGAGCAGTGGAGCAGCGAGGACGCCCAGGACGTGAAGGAGCGCGGGCAGAACCCCGTGGTCTACAACGAAATCAAGCCCGCGATTGACTGGATGATCGGCACCGAGCGCCGCAGCCGCGTGGACTTCTTCGTGGTGGCCGAGGACGATGGCCAGGACGCCGAGGACGACGCCACCAACAAGACCAAGCTGCTGAAGTACCTGGATGACGTGAACCGCGCCGGCTTCGAGCGCAGCTACGCCGCCGAAGATATGTTCAAGGCCGGTGTGGGCTGGCTGGAAGTTGGCTTGCGCGGAGACAAGACGGGCATCCCGCTGTTCGTGGGCGCAGTGTCCTGGCGAGACATGCTGTGGGACAGCAACGACCGCCGCCGCGACCTCTCGAACGCCCGGTACGTGTTCCGCATCAAGATCGTGGACTATGACGTGGCGCTGGCCATCTTCCCCAATGACAAGGAGAAGATCGACAAGTGCGTGCAGGACGGCGATTCGGTGTCGGTGTTCTCGTCCTGGCTGTCCGGTGGTGGCCTCATCAGCGGCCTGGATTCGTTCGGTGGCAACGCCGAGGATCTGGACTTCATCACCAGCCGCCCGGTGGACCTGTTCAACCCGCGCAAGCGCGTGATGCTGCTGGAATGTTGGAGCCGCGAGCCCCAGCGACACCCAGAGCCCGACAACGGCCTGGGCGACCCGGTGAGCTACCGCATGCGGGTGTCGATCATGACCGAGCACGACACGCTGATCGAAGCGTGGAGCCCGTTCCGCCATGACAACTTCCCGTTCATCCCACTGTGGGCCTACGTCAACCGGCGCACGGGCCTGCCGTACAGCCCGATCCGCCCGCTGATGGGGCCGCAGGAGGCGCTGAACCACCGCATGAGCAAGAGCCTCATGGAGGCCAGCAGCAACCAGCTGAAGATCGAAGAAGGCGCGTTGGCCGAGTCGATGCCGCTGGAAGAACTGCGCGACGAACTGAACGCGCCGGACGGCATCATGCTGTTCGCCAACGGCGCGCTGTCGGGCAACCGAGTGGCCGAGCGCCCGAACGGTGGCGCAGCCACTGCCCAGCTGCAGCTGGCCGACCGCGACATCATGCACATCCGGGGCATGTCGGGCGTCACCGGCGAGAACCGCGGCGAGAAGACCAACGCAGTCAGCGGCAAGGCGGTGCTGGCCAAGCAGGAGCAGGGCAGCCTGCTGACGGCCGAACTGTTCGACAACCTGCTGCTGGCCCGCCAGATGGAGGGCGACCTGACCCTGAGCGTGGCCGAGCAGCACGTGCGCGCACCCATGACCATCCGGGTGGCCGGCGACGGCAGCCGCATGGAGCGCACCAAGATCAATCAGCCGCAGGCAGACGGCACCTACCTGAACGACATCACCGCCAGGCGCGCTCACTTCGTGGTGGGCGAGGCCGCGTGGAAACAGAGCAGCGCACAAGCGATGTTCGACTCGCTCATGGAAATCTTCACCCAGCTGGCCGCAGCTGCCCCGCAGGTGGTCATCAACCTGCTGGACGTGGTGTTTGACATGCACCCGAACATGCCGCGCAAGAAGGCCATCCTTGACCGCATCCGCGCCATGAACGGGCAGACCGACCCTGACGGCAAGGTGACGCCCGAGCAGCAGCAGCAGCTGGCCGACCAGCAGGCCAAGGCCAAGGCCGAGTACGACGCCACCATGGCCAAGCTGCAGGCCGACATCAAGGAGGCCATCGCCAAGGGCGAGAAGCTGGACGCCGAGGCCATGAAATCGCGGCTGGAAGCCCTCTACATCAGCGCCCAGGCCGCGCAGACCCTGGTGCAGATCCCCGGCGCAACGCCGGTGGCCGATGAACTGCTGCGCAGCGCGGGATTCAAGGACGCGGGCGGGCAGGGCGAGGTGATCCCGCCTGGCGCCGTGCCGCCGCAGCTGGCCGCGCCCGAACAGACCCCCGTGGACCTGAGCATGGGGCCACAACCCGCCGCCGATGGCGCAGCACCACCGCCCATGATGGGCGAGGGGCAGGCCGCCGGCATTGAGACGGTGGCAGCTGACGGAGTGCAGCCATGAAGCCGCTTGAACTTGCGGGCAACCGCTACGGTGCGCTGGTGGTCATTGGCCGAGTCGAAAGCAGCGGGCGGCACGTCCGGTGGGCCTGCATGTGCGACTGCGGCAAGGACTGCAGCGTGGTCGCCAGCAACCTGACGAGTGGGCACTCCATCACCTGCGGCGCGCCCCACCATCGCGCCAAGCCGGTGGGCACCAAGAAGACGGCTCACCCCGCCTATCAGGTCTGGCGCGAAATGCGCCGCCGCTGCGGCGACCCGCGGGCGACTTCATACCCCAGGTACGGAGGAAGGGGGGGTCACGGTGTGCGAAGAATGGGCCAGTTTCGAGAGGTTCATTGCCGACATGGGCGAGCGCCCGTCGCTGAAGCACCAGATCGACCGAATCGACGGCAGCGTGGGCTACTGCAAGGCCAACTGCAGGTGGGTCACGGCCGGAGAGAACAGCCGCAACCGGAGCTTCGTGAAGATCAACGATGCCTCCGCAGCAGAAATCAAGGCATTGCTTTCCGCTGGGAAGACGTGCCGAGAAGCTGCCAGCGCCATTGGCGTCAGCAGATCGTCAGTGCTTGATGTGTCGCGTGGGCGCACATGGACGCACGTAACCACCCCAACCGTCGCGCCCGATGGCGTGATCCCTGGAGCTTGACCATGACCACCATGACCCCCACTGTCGGCCGCCGCATCCACTTCTGGCCGAGCACCGAGCACGCCGCCCAGCTGGGCGTGTTCGACGCTACCCAGCCGTGCGATGCGGGCGTGCTCTACGCCTGGCCGGACGGCACCATCAACATCGACGTGACCGGCCCGAGTGGCGGCAAGCTGTCCCTGCAGCGCGTGCGCATCGTGCCGAAGGGCGAGGACTGCTTGGAGGACGAGAGCCACGCGCGCTGGATGGACTACCAGACCGCCAAGGCCGCCCAGGAAGCGCCGACGCCAATCGCCCCCGTGGTGGGTGTGGTGGCCTACGCCGATGGCACCCAGGCCACAGGCGTGCTGCCCCTGCCGGCCGAGAGCCCGGCGGCGCCCCCTGCGCCTGACGCCAAGACCTCGCGCAAGACCCGCACCTGACCGATCAACGGCAGGCCCGAAGGGTGAGCTGCGGCCCACCTGCCGGCTAAGGGGATGAACCTCCCTCCCGCCACCCACTACGGAGCGCCACATGGCCACCCCCAAGAAATCCACCTCCCCCAGCGCAGTAGGCGTCTACGACGATTCCAAGTGGCGCGCCGAGGACGACATGCGAACCCTGGCCCGCGCCGAGGAAGTGCGCAACGACCCGAAGCGCCTGGCAGCCGCCAAGAAGATGGCCCGCGAGAAGCTGGCCGAACTGCAGACCATCGCCGGCACCAAGTAACCGCCCAACACCCGGAGCAACACCATGAAAACCACCAATGTGATTGGCACCACCCCTGCCGAGGCCGAGGTGCTGGCCGCCACCGCTGCAGCCCTGGCCGCCGGCAAAGACCCGTATGGCGACGACGACGACGACGACAATAGTGCAGCCACTGCACTATCAGCCGATGCTGACGCCGACACGGATGCCGATGCTGGCGCCGATGCTGGCGCCGATGACGACACCGACGACGATGCGCCCACTGGCGATGCCGCCGACGAGGCGCTGACGCCCGAGCAGCTGGCGGCCATTGCAGGCGACGAGGCAGGCGACGAGCCTGCGCCGACTGTCGATCGCTTCAAGGCGCAGTCGCCCGCCGAGTTCGCCGCCGCCCGAAAAGAGCTTCTGGACAAGCGCGCCAAGGCATTCAAGGACTACGCCGATGGCGTGATCGAGCCCGAGGCGTACAGCCTGATCGACAGCGAGGTGTTCGACGCGCTGGAAGCCATGACGGTGCAGCGCACGCTGCATGAGGCAAACGCCCAGCGCGATGCGCAGACCGCCGATCAGGTACTGACTGCGATCATGGATGCCGCCAAGACAGCCGGCGAGGTGGACTACACCACCGATGCCCAGGCTGCCAAGCGGTTCGATCTGGAAATGCAGCTGCTGGCCGAGGATGGCGTGAAGCGCACCTATGCCCAGGCCGCCGCCCTGGCACACAAGAACGTGCTGGCCGTGCGTGGCATCGCGGCCAAGCCGGCCGCAGACCCGAAGCCCGAGCCCGCCAAGCCACGCGCCAACGGCAAGCCTCCGCTGACACTGCGCAACACCCCGGCCGCAGCGATGCCGAACTCCGGTGGCAACTGGCAGGACGCGCTGAACAAGCTCAGCGGCCAGGACTACGAGGCCGCCTACGCCAGGCTGACCCAGGCCCAGCGCGACACCATGATGAACGACTGAGACAGCCATGACCCAACAAACGGCAGCAGCGCCTGGCTTCATCATGGTGGATGCCAAGGTGGGCGAGACATTCAGGCTGGTGTCGGTTGACTTTCCGGAAATCTGTCTCACCATTCACGCGAAGGACGGGCAGCGTGTTCGTCTTGGGGTGAAGGCTGCGAAATCCGTCAAGGTGATCCGGCCCGAGCGCAAAGCGGGCTGACCCCACCGCAATCCATTGCCGGCCATTGCGCCGGATCTACCCGGCTCGCTGGATGTGAGCCATGGTGCCTTTCAAGGAGCAACCATGGCACGTACTACGAGCGACCCACCGCTCAGACTGGATCAGGTTGAGCGACTGCTCGACCTGAATCGGGAAACCGGCGAACTGCGCTGGACTGCGAATGCAGCGTTCGGGCGACTGACGCAGCGCATTGCGGGGCATGTCGGCAGCGGTGGATACCTGAGCGTCAAGATCGGCAAGCGCATGCACCTCGGCCATCGCATCGTATGGCTGCTGGTGCATGGCGAATGGCCCGCGAAGAGCATCGACCACATCGACGGCAATCGCAGCAACAACGCCCCGATCAACCTGCGCCTGGCGAATGCGTCCGAGAACGCCCAGAACCGTGCCGCAGCAACCAAGAGTTCGAGCGGCTTGCTGGGCGCAATCCACCGAAAGGCGACCCGCCGACGCCGCGAGTGCTGGGAAAGCCGAATCAAGTTGGATGGGGTGTCGAAGTGGATTGGCCGCTTCACCTCACCGGAAGCGGCTCATGCAGCCTACATCGCCGCGAAGTCGGCAGCGCATCCGTTTGCGGCGCGCGCCGCAGCCTGATTGAAAGGAAACTGAAATGGCTCGAACCACCATCCTCCCACTCGACCCAAACAAGCGCAAGGCGTGGTGTTCCACCGTCGCCCAGGACAGCGCCAAGGAGCAGTATTTCTCGCGCATGATTGGCGAGGAAGGCAGCTACAGCGCCATCGTCAAAAAGACCGACGCCGAGAAGGGCGCGTCCGACGAACTGGTGACCGCCCTGGTGGCCAAGCTGCGCGGTGCGCCCGTGATCGAGGGCCAGAAGCTCGAAGGCCGCGAGTTCCGCCTGCAGCACGCCAGCCACACCATGCGCATCAATGAGTTCCGCCAAGGCGTGAACGTCGGCGCCCGCATCGAGCAGAGCCGGGTTGGCTACAACCTGAAGAAACAGGGCCGCGAAAAGCTCACCGACTACATCAAGGAGTTGTACGAGGAAGTAATCGTGTGCGCAATGACCGGCTCCCGCGGTGTCGGTGACGAAATCCAGCACCTGGGCACGCCCGGCGACATCACCTCCTACTCCGGCTACCCCAACCCATTGCGCGCGCCTGACGTGGCCCACCTGTTCGTGGGCAAGGCCGGCAACAAGGTGAAGGCCACGCTGGCGGCAGACGACGTGCTTGCCCTGACCACGCTGAACAAGCTGCGCACCAAGAGCAAGAAGATGCTGGGCGGCCAGCCGGACAAGGCCGTGAAGATGAGCCCGATCAGCATTGGCGGCAAGAAGGTCAACATCCTGGCCGTCTGCCCCGAGGGCATCCAAGACATCCGCGACGACGCTGGTGCGCAAGGCTGGTTCGAGGCGCAGAAGGCCCTGACCACCGCCATCGGCAAGGAGTCGGAAATCTTCAAGGGCGGCGCCGGCATGTTCAACGGCGTGCTGGTTGACGAAATGGAGACGTGCGTGAAGTTCAACGACTACGGTGCAGGCGCCAACGTGCCCGCCACCCGGTCGCTGTTCATGGGCGCCAACGCGGGCTGTATCGCGCACGGCACCAAGGGCATGGCAGATGGCATGACTGTCGCGCTGGACGAGGACACGGCCGACCGCAAGCACGACGCGATCCTGTTCTTCGAGATGATCTTTGGCGCCGACAAGTCGGCCTTCAACGGCATGGACTACGGCCTGATTTCGGTCGACCACGCTTTCACGGCCGCCGTCTGAGCGCCAGGCCCCGGCGCTGCCCGGGGCCGACCCACCGTCTGAACTACAGGAGCACACACCGTGGCCCTTCGTCAAAGCAAGCAAGTTCTCGCCCGCACTCCGGTGCCCAACCAATCCGGCTTCGATGACCTGATGCCGCTGCAGGCCGAGTATGTGGTCCCCACGGGCGGCATCCCGATCAACGATGTCGTGGAAATGTTCGGCATCAGCCCGAACATGCGCGTGGTCGATGCCATCGTGCACAACACCGCGGCCGGCGCCGCTGCCACGTTCGACATGGGCTACCTGTCGGGCAGCTACGGCGTGACCACCGGCGCGGCCCGCACCTGCGGCAACGACTTCATCGCTGCTGGCGACATGAACGCCACCACGGTGAAGCGCCTGGCCAAGAGCGTGACGGCCGAGCCACCCGCAGCCGTGGGCAACCTGACCGACGACATGGTGGGCTGGGGCTTCAAGGTCACTGGCGCCGCTTGGGCGGCCGGCACGATCATCCGTGCCACCCTGATGGTCGGGGCGCTGTAAGCCCATGGCCAAGCGCGCCGCACCTACCGCACTGAGCGCCGCAGCTGGTGTCCTGGCTGCGGCTGGTGCTGCGCGCCAGGCACGGGCGGCACAGGCCGCCCAGCCGGCCGCCAAGCCCGTGCTGTCGGCCAGCGACCGGGAGAACCCCGACAAGCTGGCTGGCGAGGATCTGCGCGCGCTGGCGCACCGCCGCGGCGTCTCCCGCAGCGAGGCGGCCACCATGAGCGACGACAAGCTGCGCATGCAGCTGCGCTACATCACCAACCGCCAGTACGCCGACGAGGCCACCTGATGCCCGCCGTGCTGATGCGCGACGTGCTTTGGCGCGCCAGCACGCTGCTGCAGGACACCGATCCGCAGTTCTACCGCAACGCCGAGCACGACATGGTGGATGCGGTGATCGACGCCCAGGTGGCCATCGCCAAGTTCGTGCCCGGTGCATGTGCGCGCGTGGATGCGATCCGGCTGGTGCCTGGCACCCTGCAGACCATCGACCCGATCCCGGCGGAATTCTGCAAGCCTGGTGACGGCAGCACGCCGGCCCTGCCCATCGCGGGGACGCTGTTGCTGGACCCCATCTGCAACATGGGCGCCGATGGCCTGACGCCGGGCCGCATGGTGCGCGTGGTGCCCGGCAAGGCCCAGGACTCGCAAGACCCGAATTGGCACGCCAGTGTTGGCACTGTCATCAAGGCCATCGTCTACGACCCGGCCACCCCGCGGCAGTTCTACACCGTGCCAGGCGTGCATGCCACAACGCCGGTGTGGCTGCGCCTGTCCTACACCGCCCAGCCGCTGAAGATCCCCAACACCGGCACCGCGGGCGGCCCGCTGTACGCCTACGCTGGCGCGTCCACGCAGACCATCACCATTGCCGACGAGTACCTGGCAGACATCGTGAACTACGTGGTGGCCGTCATGTGCATGAAGCCGTCCGAGTGGGCTGACGCATCCAAGGGCGCTGCATTCGCGGGCATGTTCACCGGCTCGCTGAACGCCAAGGTGCTGGCCATCACCGGCAGCAACCCGAACCTGCAGTTCCAGCAGTTCGCACCAACCCCCGTGGGCAGGGCCAAATGAGCACCTGGGCCGACTTCGAGCCATTCGTGCTGCCTGACGTGCCGGGCTGCCCCGATGCGACCATCGAGCACCACTTGCGCCAGGCCGCCATCGAGTTCTGCCGCTTCACGAAGGTGTGGCAGGCCGACCTGGCGCCCATCGCGGGCGACGGCGCTGCGACGGTGTTTGCCATGCCCAAGCCCGACGATGGTGAACCGTGCAAGCTGCTGTCGGTGACGGTCAACGTGACGGGCTTCGCGCCGATGCAGCCGGACGTGCTCACACCCGAAGATGGCGC